TTGCTAGGACTTCATATATGTTTGGCAGATTGACAAGTGTCAACCCGTCAGATCAACATTATTTGAAACGGCAGGTGATGGTGACGGTGCATCCCCACATCAAATGGGATCCGTCTTCCCATCCACACGCATCCAGGCACGCAAGTGGACAAAAGTCATCCGCGACGACCTTTTCTTCCCACCGTGGACGTGGCCCGACGAACTAAGAAGGCTCCTCATCAAAGACCACCTCACAAACCGAGAACGAGCATTCCTATTCCACTTCCTCGTCAACAACGGCGCAGACCCCGAGTACGCCGAAGAAGTAATCCGCTACGAGCGCAATTTCGACGCAGACGCGCTACGTCAACTTCACTGGTTAAAACGGAATTGGATACGGTATAATTACCGATACTGGGACATAGCACATGGCGAATATCGAACCCCACCTCCGCCGGGGTACATGGATTAATGCACCCTATACCATGCGGTATGAAGAAATGGCGATAATATGGGACGAGCTATTCGAGATGGACATACCCCAAGTATGGAAAAACATGCTACACTACAAAAGAATACGAGGTCACGATGGCGAAGTCCTCCTCATTAATTGGCCGGGGGACTACCCAACATTCTACCGCGTTAGAGACGCTTTCTGGGGATAATTCCCACGCTTTTTCCCACCCTCCAGAATACATTCCCACACTTCTTCCCATCCTCCAAAATACATTCCCACGCTTTTCCCACGGAAAAGATATAAAAACACTCAATTTGAAACGGCAACACCACATTCAGTATGACTTCCCGCCGCTGGTGCTTCACCCAAAACAACCCAACCGAGGATGAACAGGTGCATCTACTGTGGGAGACTTGGCCGCACCTGCGAGGGGGAGTGTGCCAGCTGGAGCAAGGAGACAACGGGACACCCCACTATCAAGGTTACATCTCCCTCGACCGTCCGACACGGCTTGCGGCGCTCAAAAAGCTTCTACCTCGCGCCCACTGGGAGGTGGCTAGAGGAGATGCTACTGCCAACATCGTCTACTGCACAAAAGAAGAAGGACGCATCGACGGACCATGGCGAATCGGTGAGATCGTCGACCAAGGACACAGAACCGACTGGGACAAGCTACACCAAGATATCAAAGACCAACTCAGCGACCAAGATATCGCAGACCGCAACTTCCGACTCTGGATCCAGCACCGCAGCGGCATTGACGCTTATCGAGCTCTCCACTCGAGAGTTCGCGATGAAAAGACTGAAGTCGTGGTCATCTGCGGGCCGCCAGGCACAGGCAAGTCAAGCACAGCCCGAGAGCTCGCCCCCGACGCATACTGGTTCCCAGGAGGTAAGTGGTGGAACGACTACAACGGACAACGCGTGGTGGTCATTGACGAATTTGTCGGAACTATACAGTTCACCCTTCTGAACCGGATCTTGGACCGCTATCCACTTCAAGTAGAGACCAAGGGTGGGATGAGGAACTTTACTTCCAAACTGATCTTTATCACTTCCAACAAGAAGCCCTATGAATGGTATGGGCCAGAAAACGAGAGAGGAGCACTCTACAGAAGAATCGACTGGTATATGTGGCTAGATAGACTGGAAAACTTCTGTATTTGGAAAAAGGGATACAATGAAGATTACTGAACAGGACCAGACGTGATACCCGCCGCATTGCCATATTGGTTCATATAAATCTCGCGACCAGCAACATAATTCTGACCCGCAACCGCTGTAGTAGACAAGGTATACGTAGACGCAATCCAACGAGAACGCTGCGCATACTTGGTCCAATGCTCCGTCCAGGCAGTACAAACATTAATAGACGCAGTAGAACGACCAACAATACCAGCAGTAGTAGAAGTAGACACAATGACAGGAGCCTTGGGATACACCTCCACCACATAAAAAACATCATACCCTGGAGTAACATACTCATACGTACCAGCCACACTGGGCTGAACAGAAAACATGTCACGAGCAGGACAAAATACAGATCCAGGAACACGCAAATACACAGTAGACGCTGCACCATGCGCAAGATTACGAACTTCACGAAAACCAAGAATATGCCAATAATTCGTAAACCCAGGAGCAGACTTCCACCGACCCGTAGGAAAAGCAGGAGCGACCGCGTTGGCCGCCAAAGCCCCCGATTGCGCCTCAGGCTGGAACTGAGCAAACAATGTAGACGCCGTACTTATAGGGTCATTCTGACCACCCTCAGCCCAAGCCGTAGAAGAGCCATCACCAGCAATGATAGACGTAGCATTGAACGGCATACGACGACGAAGAAAGGTGATACGCACGTCACAAGGTGCAACATTTTGATTGGACAAATCAAATCGCATGCGGCAAGGACGACACGCATACACTGAAGGATCATGGATAACATTGGCAGAAGTAATGTTGTCTTGGGCAGCAACACCAGGATTTGCATCCGCGAAAATCTCACCAAAATACGGCGAAGCAAGACCAGAACAAAACATTTTAGCCTGCAGACCAACACCACGAACTTGACCCAGCAAAAATCCACGAGAATCCAAGAAGGAAGTATTGGTAGGAGCCGTCGGAAAATTTGTGAACTCCGTTGCATAGGCAACTTGACCAGCATGAGCTTGACCAGTGTGGGAACGGGCAATGGCGATATGATTGGACAAGGCCATTTTAGATACGATGGCGGAAAGAACGACGACCAAAACGACGACGAAAAATAGGACGGCGGAAAAAAGAACGACGACGATATACGGCATCGAGAACCCCCCAGCAAGGAGGATGAATAATAAAAGATCTCTCATCTAACGCTCGATCTTATATAGACCACTGCAGGACTAAGCGGTGATACACGATACGTGATACGAAGTCCTAGGTAATACTG